GTTTATTGTTTGAGTCTCTTTGTTGAAGCGCAATAACTATACATATCCAGGACCTGAAAAGGAACAGACAACCTGTATAGCCACATTATAGGAGAGTAGACCAGTTTTCACTCTGGTAACCACTTAAGGTATAAATTCTTTCCCCCCAACGCGAGTTTTAGAGAACTCCGAGCAGTTTTCCTCTGCTCAGGAAGACCTGATGGAAGTGTCGATTCAATCGGAATATATTCTGAAATCCATGAGAATTGATGTTCTTGACTTGATTGTAGTATCAAAACCTACAACATCATCAACATCACCCTTGGAAACACGAAAATGTTCACGAGCTTGAACGCAGAAGCCATCAGGCCCCGAGATCCACATTAATGTGGAATCCTAAGAACTCACAAAAGATGAGTTCCACTCGGGACAACAGTTAGTCCAGGCATGTCTAGGCCGGCTAGCGTATCCTCCCCGCACTAACGCGGGCCTCCCGTCGATGGTACTACTAGGTTGAGCCGCCTTCCTCTTCTTTGAGGCAGTTAAAGCGGTCCCAGTTTCCCCGAACGATTACAGGAGGATAGAGTTTCTTCTGTGAATAAGCCATATCTTCATCCGACATGGGTGGGGCGTTTACTGTACGCCGAGCTTTATTCCAGATACGGTCATTCTTGACCAATGCACGATGAGTACTCTTATCGTCATTACAGACCTCGTAAAGATCAGTCAAAGGCAATTTGGCCATGAGATTGACTGTGGCTAGTTTATAAAACTTAGACCAATGATCTTCGAGTTCTTCGATTCCCTCTTCCATACAAACTTTTTTGAAGAGGACTACTTCCTTACTCGGAAGTGAATCCATGACGAGCTCATGCATACACCACATCGCCATATCCTTGGGGAGGACGGGACACCACTTGGGATCATTTATCTGAAACTTAATAGCAGTCGCTGCACAGCGATCCTGCATACTGATCTCATCAAAACTATCACAAGGTAGTCCTAACCCTCCTAGCCATTCGGGCACAAACCAAGGTAGGTTTTTGTAACGTGTTAACTCTATTGAATTATAATATAAAAATCTTCTCTTGACTATAGGCCAGAGATTAGGGGGGCATGTTCGTTTTAATTCACGACATATTACACCCAGTTGGTGAATTCCAACCTGCGAATTATAGCTCTTCTTGGAGCCCGCACCCATCCGCTTAAGTCCCTTCATTAAACCTAAATTCACA